GATAGTTAATGGTCTAGTTCTAAGTGACATAGTAAAACCAGGTACCATTTTAGATTTATCTATTAAATCATATCCTTTAGCAATATATGCTTCAGCATCACGAGTGAATTTTTCGTCTTTAGGACTGTAATATAGGTTTTCATAACCCATATCAATCACTTCTTGAATCGCAGCCCAACCAATATTTGCATTTTCTATAACAAGTAGAGCTTTATTATATTCTGTTGCTATGTTATATAATATTCGACCAAAGTCTTTGGTTGGTACTTGTTCTTTGAATTCGGCTACCTGAGTACAGTTTTCTATATCAATAATATGAAACGCCGAATAGTCTTTAGAATCCCCCCTTGCTACGTCAGCTACTACCATATATTGTCTTGTGTAATCTGGATATTCCCAAACCCATAAACTTTGATTTATACCACGTTTTTCAAGGGGGTCTTTTAACATTGTGGCTTCAATGTGGTTTAGTACTTCAGGGGGAAATACAGTATCGCCAGAGGTTGTAAAGTCACAGTCACACTCTTGTGCCGCCATTCTATCCCCCAACTCATCGTCTTGTTTATCTCGCCATTCTTGGCTTCGTTCAGGGTGCACAGTCCAGGGTAATCTAATAGGTGTAAAGCCACTAGTACCATCTTGTGCTTTAGTCCACATTCGGTGAAACCAGTTACCAGTACCATTTGGTGTAGATAATACAATTGCTCTACCACCAGTTGCGAGTGTTTGTTGGGCTGAACCCCAAATCTCTTCGATTCTATTTTCTTCAATAAACGCCGCCTCGTCAATCACTAGAAGTGAAATTGCTTCTGATCTACCAGCATCACCTGCTGCAGATACTGCTTTAATTTGAGAACCATTTTTAAGTCGTAGTGATAATCGGTTATTTTCCATTGTTGGTAATTTTAACCAACTGGGTAACTGATCATACATAAATCGTACTTTGGTTACTAGGTTTTTAGCTGTTTCTTGTTTTGTTGCGATTACAAGGATATTTTTATCCTTTTGGAACAACATCATATGTAAAGCTATACCTGCTGAGAGGGTCGAAATACCAAGCTGTCTTGATTTTAGAATTACTGACTTATCGTGTTTATTTAGTAGTCCTAATACTTTTTCTTGGAATGGGTATAAGTTAAACTGTGTTCTACCTCTTGTTGGGTGTTGAATCCAACAATATTTTTTCATAAAATAAACAGGATCGCTTGCTGATTTGACAAATTCCTGCTTTATAATTGATTTTATATCTGCCATCGTATATACATACTAACAAAAAAGGGGACCTATTGGTCCCCTAATTTTAATATATAGTTGGTTTAACCTTTAAGGTTAGCTAATTTTTGCATGCGCTTAACTGATTCGTTAAGTTCAAATGATACTTCTTCCATACTATCTTCAGCTTCTTGATCGAGTGCATCCTGCTTATCAGCTAAAGCATCTAAATTGTCTGCTTTATCTCTAGCACCATCAGCATCTAATTCGTCGACTACTTTTGTTTTTTTCCTACCTCCAGATACTTTATCATATTCTTTTTGGAGTTTGGCTTGTGCTCTTTCAAGTTCTTTAAGTTGTTTACGAACTTCTTTAACAGCATTTTTATCCATCATGTCTCTAAACTCGTTATCCTCATCAATGCGAGTTAAACGACCTTCAGTTTCTTCGATCATCTCAGCGACTGCAGCCAATTTAGTTTCAAGTGCTGCTGTGCGGCCTTGAATTTCAACTTCTTTCATCTTAGCGGCTAATGGGTTTTTAGCTTCTTTGATTTGTTTTTTAATGTATTTTTCTAATTCACTCATAGTGTTGTTGTTTTCTGCTAATGGGTCGCTTAGGTCAATATCGCCTCCTAAGCCTAAGGCATCTAAGTCAGCCATTGGATCGTCTGACATATCAAATTCTGCATCTCTTCTTTTTCTGCCTCTGGTTTCAGGGGCATCTGGGTCACGAGTAGGTTCCATTGATTTTTTAAGCTGTGAAGTTAAGGTAATTAAACCTTTCATTTCAAGTGCTTTTAAAAACTTATTTGCTTGAGCAGGGCTGTTATATGAAGTATTAGCAATAATATCTTTGGAAGTAAATCCTTCAGGGTTAAGCATTGCTGTTGCTAACGCTTTCATTTCTTCAGGAGTAAAGCGTTTTTTAGGGCGCTTTTGTCCTGGTGACTTATATGTTTTTAGAACATCGTTTACACGCTGCATAAATTGAAGTACATCTTGTAAACTAGCTTCTTGGCTAAGTTTAAAGATATTCGATGTACGAGCCATTTCATCTAAACCTTCTTCTTCTACAAAGTTAGGTTTACCAAACATGGCATCTTGTTCATCACGAAAATCTCTTTCTATTTCTGCTCTGTCTAATTCGCCAGCTGCGAGATCTTCTAATTCATCTTCATCGCCTGTTTCCATAGCCCGAGCAATACGGTCATCGTCTTCAGGACGTGAATCTGCGGCTAATTCTTCGGGAGAAGCCATTTCATTTATAGCGGCCTTAATTTCCTCTAATATAATTTGCTTAATTTCGTTTTTATTCATTGTGCACAATGTTTGGTGTTAACAACAATAAATATATAAAAATTACTGAGGAAGTGTATAGTCTATAGTATGTATTAAAACTATAGTGCCTACAAAACCACCTACGACACCCACCCATGGCTTTTTATACCATCTATCCACTTGATTTAAACGATCTGTATAGATAATAATTTGATTGTTTAATAATTCTATTTCTTCATCTCTATAAAGAATAATATTTTCATTATGGTCATTTAATTCCTTATGAAACTCGATTTGTTTTTCAAGTTGTTTAATTAAAACTGTTTTGATTGAGTCTTGTGTTTCAAGTGTGTCTAGAGCCAAGAAAAACTCTTCAAGTTCCAGTGCCGGAATTTGAAGAGTATCTTGTGAAAAGCATAAACTAGATATACATAATAATAGTGTAGTTAATATATGTTTCATGCTTTCTTTTTTGGTCTACCTGGTTTACGATATTTTTCTTTAAAATCACTAGTAGTTTTTTTAGCATTAGTAGTAGGTTTAACCTTTGCTTTAGTTTTATTAACTACCTTTTTCTGCTGAGTAATTTTGTCTTTGGTTACTTTTTTATCAGCTTGAACTTTTTTAGTTTTTACTTGAACTTTTTTAATTTTGTCTTGGGCTTCTTTAACCTTTTTATCGTGCTCTTTTTTCTTTTGAGTAGAAGCTACTGCAGCGGCACCTCCGAATACTGCTAGTAATCCTATTATCCATTTAAATAATTTCATAATTAAAATGTTATGGTTTTTAATATTTGTTCGATTCGTTCTTCTGTAGAACCTTTAATAGTATAGTAAACTGGTCTATGTTTTTTCAGTAGGTCTTGAATACATATGTCAATTTCATTTCTATATTTTAAATTAGTTTCCCTTACACCATTATCTTCCATAGCTATACCTTCAGGAGAAATATAAAACATATAATTATATTGGTAAATAAACCGTTTAGCATATTCTTCAAAGGCTTCTCCATTTATAATACTAGTTTTTTTAGCACATTTAGTAAATGCCATAACATCTATAATAGTTCTATCAGTAACTATAGAAGGTTGCATAAGTTCGCTTACACGTTCTGCCAAAAATATGGTTTGTCCCTCTATAGTTGTTTCATGATTTAAGGGAATACCTAACGAATTTAAATAGGCACTACGTTCAGTAGCAAATTTATAGTCTTTAAATTCAGGTAATTCCTGTAATGATTTTACTAGTGTAGTTTTTCCTACACTCATTGTTCCACAAAAACCTATTTTCATTATCCTGCACTTCTAGCTTTAAATCTTGGATCTTTATACCAGGGTAGACCCTTACCACTACGTTTGGCTTCTTTCCACTCTTCTTCAGTGTGTTTAAACCCGTAAATATAATATTCTCTTTTACGGTTATCACCCTCTGGTATAAGAGCAGGTCCTTCCCAATTATGAAGTTTACCATCCCAATAATATGCTATAGTACCTTCAGGTGTCCTTAAACGCTTTGATTTAGGAAAATCTTTTTTTCCTGTCATTCTATTTTGTTCCTCGATTAATCGGCTTTCTTCGAGGCGTTTATCTTCTTCTTTTTTATCCATATTAATTTAAGATTGATTCTGCAACATATGTACCTTGTGCTCCACTTACTGTAATACCCCTTGCTGAGAGAGCATCGCCTACAAAATGGACATTTGGTACTGTTTTGAGTGATAAGTTATCGTAATCTACAAGTGGTTCTGGTGATAAATATTTTACTTCGGGCATGTAAACACCCCAATCATTTCCTAATGTGGGGAATACTTTAGTCATATCTTCAATAAAATCTTCAATATAAACAGCATTATCACCAATAGCATCGTATAATGGATCTAAGTTATTTACAATTTCGGTTTTAACATATTCGCCTTCACTAGTTTTAGATGGTACTCTATGACTAGGAGAATAATAAGTACCAGTACCATTAATTTGAAGTTTTTTAACTGCTTCACGTGACCAATCAAATGGTTTGTCAATACCTCTGATTTCCATTAAAATACCAAAATTAGTCATATCATTACGATATGCTTCATCTTTCTTAGCATGGCCATTGTAACTGTGATCGCCATATGTTTCCTCTACAGCTACATAAGCAGCATTATTATTAGTACAGAATGATCTTAATGATACACCTTTATCTTCAAACTTACGATATAGCTTAAAATCATAACTGATGTCAATTAATTTTTGAAAGTGTTTTTGGGGTGCTTCAAAACGTACACCAATTTGTACAGGTTTTGCTTCTGTATCATGGTTACCACTTTCAATAAGATGTTTACCAAAATCAATACCTGATTTACCTACGGCGAATATTAAACGATCATAAAAATATTTTTTATCAGCAACAACATATTCACCTTCAAAGTCAATTTCTGTTACTTTAGTGTTCCAGGTAAATTTAACACCTTTA